GTGTACCGAGGTACACCGCTCCCACTGTCCGTTCACTTGTCCTCCTCCATGTCTCTGATCCGCTGGTCGTAGTAGCGGCGTTCCGCTTCCCGCTGCCGCTCCTCGTCGATGCGGGCATCCGTTGAGCGGGTCAGCAGCAGCCAGATCCCGCCCGCAAGGGCGGCCATGATCCCGGCGACGGCGACGATGTCGACGGCTCTCATTCGCCCTCCCCGAAGTCGTGGCCCCGGTCGGCAGAGCAGAAGTGCGGCCCGTCGTGTCCCGGCACGCGGGAACAGGTACAACCGCCGTCGTAGAAGTCGCAGTACACGTCGAACTCGTGGCTGTAATCGCAGGCGACACACCAATGTGGATCGGGGTGACCCAGTTCGCGGAGACACTCACAGCCGTCGTCTAAGTAGGCCCCGCAGCGCAGCGGGATAACGTCGTCGGCGCTCACTTGTCCTCCGTGATGAGTCGCACTAGGCCCATTCGCACCAGGACGTCCGCTACCTGTTCTCCGACGTCGGCGGCGCCGACCTTGTACCCGGCGTCTGTCGCCTCCTGCGACAACTGCGCGAGCCGCTCCTCCGTGTACGCCTTCACCCCACCCAGGGCTTGCGCGGCGTGCGAGGGGCAGCAGTAGACGCCATCCCCGTCGCAGTCAATGACGGACACCCATCCGGCACGGACCGCCTCCGCCTCAGGAACCGTCTTGCTACAACCGTGTAGGTCGCATTCGTAGAGAGCCGCCATCACTGGTCCTCCGTGATGAGTCGCAGAATGGGGTGGGTGCGGTCGCGCGGATATTCGGCCCGCCACAGCCCGGCAACCGAACGGCGCTGACTGATCGGATGCCGGCCGAACGCGACCAGCTGCTGCGCGTCGGCGACGGCCGCGTCCCACTCGTCGGCCGCATCGGCCTGGGCGACGTCGCGGCGGTACCGCTCGACCGCGTGGTACGCCTCACGCAACCCTCGGGCGGCGAGGAAGGTTCCGGCCAGGATCACGACGGCCAGCAGAGCGATCTGGGTGAGCGGGGTCACGGTGTCTCCTCGTGTCGGACGTAGTCGGGTGCGGCGTGCAGGATGCCGATGAACCGGCAGCGCTGGCTGAGATAGACGAGGGCGCCGCACTGGACACAGCGGCGGAGCGGTTCCGGGGTCATGCGCTATCCCGCGCGACGTGACTGCGGTAGAGCCGGTAGTTCGAGAAGGCCTTGAGGATCGGCACGTCGTGCGCGGCAGCCATCTGGAGCCGGTCGTCGGCCTCATGGCGGTGACCCTGCGGATTCGTGTAGGTGTTGTCGTCGCTGTAGAAGTGGCCGGCGGGGCAGGCGATCTTGGCGGCGTTGGTTCGTGACAGCGGCGACGGTGCGGCAAGCCCGGTGTCGTGGGCGTGCTGGTTGTTCTCGGCGTAGGTGACCGCTTCGAGGTGGTCGGGCCGGACGCACCGCTTCACGCCGCAGATGTGATTGATCGTCAACCCGACCGGGATGGGTCCGACTTGCGTTAGGTACGAGAACTTGTGGGCGGTCCACGGGGCATATCCGATTGCCCCGTAGCCGCGGGACTGAGTGCCGGCGGTCCACAACCAGCACCCATCGGTCTTGTCGACCTTGGTCCAGAATCGCGAAATCTCCGCGTCGGTGAAGATCACGCGGAACGCTGCCCGGCGATGAAGTCCTCTACGTCTTGCGGCCGGTATCGAATCAGCCCCTCCATGCGCACCGGCAGAAGAATCCCGGATTGCTCCCATCGCTCCAGCGTCTTGCGGGTGACCCGGAGCCGTTCGGCGACCTCATTCCGCGTTAGTAGCGGTTCCTGTGTTGGTGTCATGGCTGAAACGTAGTCATACCTACGGTGTCACGTCAAGTCTCTCCCAATACCCGCGTGTCGTATAGGATTTCGAGGCGTCAGCGCCCCCGTAGCTCAGTTGGTAGAGCAGTGGACTTTTAATCCATGGGTCGTCCGTTCGAGCCGGACCGGGGGTACCGGGTTGCGAAATGTCGCATGATGTCGCATGATGTCGGTATGACCACAATGCAGAATGCAAGCGAATCGCTGCATGTCACCTTCGGGGACCGACTGCGACGTCTCCGGCTAAGTCAGGGGATGGACCAGAAGCAGTTCGGGGACGCCATCGGCGTCTCGGGGGCCACCGTGGGCAAGTACGAACTACAGCTACACGACCCGCGCCAAGCCAGACTGGTCCTGAACAGCATCAGGCTCGTGTACGGAAAAGACGCGGCAGCCTTCGTGGCTGGCGCAGACCCGCAACCTACGGGTTGTCGACCTCGGCACCTGGTTCTGGTGCCGCAACTTTCGGAGGTGGCGTGATGAGTGACGCGGGTCGAACGTTGGCCGTGACCGAGGCCTACGAGTGGGCTATCGACGTGTTCGAGTCGATGGACCGGGAGGAGGCGCTGGACTATTTGCGCCGTGTCGCTGCCAGGCAGCGGCAGAGCTACGAGCGAGAGATCGAGTATGCGCGGATCGCTCGGTTGCTGGGTCCTGCCTATTCGGCTGAGTCCCGTGTCGTTCCGACGGTTGAGCCTGACCGGGTGACGTAGCAGCGGAAAGTACAACGGGGGGTCGGAGGTGGTGGCAATGATTCCGTCCGTGACTAATCGGGGTAACGGTAAGGCGCTGGACACGTGGGCGACGCATTGCGCGGCGGGAGACATGTCCGAGGGCAGCATCTACCTGTATCGGCGCTATCTGGTGCGGTTCCTGCGCGGCCGGGCGGTGTATGCGGTGTCGGTGGAGGATTGCGAGGCGTGGCTGTCGGAGCATGATTGGGCGCCGTCGACGCGCCGCTCGGCGATTAGTGCGCTGCGGTCGTTCTACCGGTGGGCGTTCGTCCGAGGGTTGATGGCGGAGGATCCGACGGCGGGGTTGCATCGGCCGAAGTTGCCGGAGCCGTGTCCTAAGCCGTGCCCGGATGCTGCGTTGGCGCAGGCGTTGCTGGCTGAGGGTGACGTCTGGTGGCTGGTGCGATTAGCGGCGACGACTGGTCTGCGGCGTGCCGAGTTGGCGCGTGTCGCCAGCGCCGATGTGGAGTTGCATCGGGACGGGTATTGGTTGCGGGTCGCGGGTAAGGGTGGCCGGGTGCGGATGGTGCCGTTGGATCGGGCGGTCGCAGAGTGGGTGATGGCTCGGCATGGGTGGGCGTTTCCGTCGCCGCGTAAGCCCGGCGAGCATGTCACGCCGGATTGTGTGGCGCGGAGGTTGAAGCGGATCCTGTCCGGCTACTCCGCGCACACGCTGCGCCACCACTACGCGACCGAGGCCTACCAGGAGTCCGGGGATTTGTTGGCGACGCAGCTCCTCCTCGGGCACCGCTCGCCGGTGACGACGATCGGCTATGTGCAGCAGGATCCGGCTAGATTGAGGAAGGCTGCCGCGGCAACGTGGGTGGTGTGAGGGTGAGGGGTGTGAGATGAGTTTCCAGTATGGGCAACTCTCCGATGATGGCCGCTGGTGGTGGGACGGCTATCAGTGGCAGCCGGCCCAGCCCCAATGGCCGCAGCAGCCGCCAGCGGGCCAGATTCCCGGCCCAGGTCCCGCATGGGGTCAGCAGCCACAGGTTGTGCCGGGGTCGTTGTCTGCGGACGGCCAGTGGCGGTGGGACGGGCAGCAGTGGATCGCCGCGACACGACCGCAGGTCAAGGGTAAGTCGCACACCGGCGTGATTGTTGGTGTTGCAGTGTTAGGCGGGGTGTTGCTGCTCGGCCTGGTGGCGGTCGCGTTCGGCAGTAATCAACCGCAGCCGGGTAGCGCGGCCTCGTCCGCGTCGCCTCGCACGTCATCGGCACCTATTGCTCCGGGCGCGACGCCGACTCGATCTGTTGAGAAAGGCATTGGGTCGCAGGACGCGTCTGGGGACGTCACGCTCGGACCGATCAAGAAGAGCGAATTCGGCGGCGTGACCGTCGTAGTCATGGCGAAGAACAGCAGCCCCAAGCGGTCGAACTACGCGGTTGATCTGGCAGCTGAATCGCCGGACGGTAAGACTCAGTACGCCACGACGCTGGCCTACATCGAGAACGTCGAGCCAGGGCAGACAGCCAAGGACGAAGCAGCGTTCATCGAGGACATCCCGGCAAACGCGAAAGTCGTCGTGCAGACAGTTGAGCGCACGTCTGCCGTCGGTTGAACAGTTGACGCACGCGGCGGAGGCGGCATGGGTGGCCTAGGCGGGGGATAGAGTATTTCGATGGAAGATCAGCCATGACAACGATGGAAGTTAGACCCGCGAGCCGCCCCAGGGGAGCGCTCAACCTGCGGCGTAGTCCGGCCTTCCTCCTGATCCGCAATGGTCAGCCGTGGGCATGGGTCGGCAAGAATCGCGTCAGCGAATCCGAATGGGCCGATGCGGTTGAGTCGGGGTGCGCCAGCGATCTGTGCGCGATGGCGCTGGAATCTGACACGGTCAGCGCGCTCGACGTCATAGTCCGATTGACTTGGGACGGATACCGCGCGAGTCCCTGCTGAGTCGGATCGATCCTAGACATGACGAATCGCCCCCACCTTCACAGAAGTGAAAGCGGGGGCATCGTCGTGCAGGTCAGTCGGTCTGGCGTTGGTCCACTATCTGGGCTATCTCATCGTCTATGCGCTTACCCCATTCGGCGAAGCTGAGCCCGCACCGTTCGCAGTGGGCGCCATGGAAGGTCTGACTCGGATTCCTGAACACATGGGCACAGTCAGCTGCGCCAGCGGTCTCGGAGGTAGCGCAGCCACAGCCGAAGCCATGACCCGAGCAAGGTCCGCGGTTCACTCGTCCTCCTCCTCGTCGTCGTCATCGTCGTCCTCGTCTTCGACCAGCCAGCGGTCCATAAATCGGAAGTGGTGGCCCTTCGGGAAGATGGCGTCCCACAGTTTGATCCCGAGGGGCACCAGGACCATGACCGCGACGGCCGCCCATTCACCCACCTCGCAACGCCCTGCGCTCTTCGCGCCAGGCGCCCCCGGACATGACGACGAAACAGGCGGCGAGGAGTGTGTTCACGTTGGTGGCGCCGACATCGACGGCGAGGATCGTGGCGACGGCGGCCCACACTCCCGTCGACCAGAGGAGTCCGTGCAGCATCCACGTGTTGCGTTGCCACGCCCACCCCGCACACAACACGCCGACGGTCGCGACCGCGGCCAGGCCGACGATGACACCGGCGGCACCGTCGAGCAACTTGCCGACCGCGATGCCGGTGAGGCACGCCCATGCGATGACGGCGGTCGCGATGGACACGCCGAACACGTACGGCCGGAACCTTCGGGCCCGCCGCGGCGGGAAGGGCAGATGGGTGCCGCTCACTTGGTGAAGGCGGCCTTGATCGACGCGAGCTGCTGATCGGACACGTCGATGCGGACCGTGTTCCGTTCGACGTCGGTGCGGACCATGTTGAAGTCTTGACTGCCGCCGACGGGGATGAGCCGGTCGCCCATCACGACGTGCCAGCCCTTCGGGTTGCGCAGGATAATCATGGGGTCCTCCTCGGACGTCGACACGGGTAGCGGGGTCGGTGCGGTCTGATAGTCGGGCATCCCGAAACCGGAGATGACCGACGCGGAACGTTGGAAGATGCCCACGGACGGGTTACCGCCCTGGGTGATGTTGCCCTCGATGGTGGTGATCCAGCCGTCCGGCCAGGTCGACGCGTCGAGGACGAACCCGATGTGGTCGATCAGCCCTACGTCGGACCCGAGCGAGGCGCCGCCCCAGTCGAAGAACACGTGCGCGCCGTACTGCGGCTCCAGCGACCAGGCGCCGCGGTCCTTGTAGCCCTGCGCGGCGGCCGGGGTGTAGTGCAGAAGCGGGAAGTCAACTCCGCGCCGTCCGCCGACCTGCGCGGCGGTCCACTCTTGGAATATGCCGCACCACTGCGAGAACACGTCCCAGCCCATCGCCGGGCAGTAGCGGCGTTCGCCGCCGTCGTCGTCCTCCTGGTAGCCGACCTGGGACGGGATGACGGCTCCGGCCGCGGCGTCAGCGGTGAACATCGACGTCCGGCCCGGCTACGAACTGGTCACCGGCGAGGTAGTCGGAGATGCGTTGCCGCTCGGCGCGGTCGTTTCTGGCGGGCGGGTGAACCTCGAGCTCGGGTTGCGCCGGTTCGGGCGCCGGCGCCGGGATGGGCTCGGCGACGTCGACGGTCGGGGCCGCTTCGGAGGTGAGCGTCTTCCCGACCCAGCCGCCGACGATGCCGGCCAGAGTGGAGATCGCAACCCACGCCTCCGCCGGGACGGTCTTGCCGAGCGCGGAGAGGATGATCCACCCGAGGACGAGTAGGCCTGCGAGTCCGATCAGACCGAGGATCGCGGGGGTGTCGGGTCGTTGTCTCATCAGCGCACCTCAGTCCAGGACAGGGCCCCGGACGTCGCCACGGTGCCGGTGACCATCACCAGCTGCGACTTGCCGGGCCGGTAGGTGATGTAGCGGGACTGGCGCACCACGGCGTCGCCGGACGTGGCAACACTCAACCGGGCTGCGGATTCGTTGGGGAGATGGGTGCAGGTCCCGGTGCCGACACTGGTTGTTTCCCACAGCAGCGGCGCCAAGTCGTAGGTCAGGCGGGAGTCGTGCAACGTTTCGGGGAGCCCGACCCGCAGCCTTCCGAACGCATCGTTCGCCACCGTTGTTGCCATCAGGAGACCTCTTCTTCGGTTGGGGTGCGGAGCATGACGACCTGTTCGACGTCTTTCGCGGACACCTCGACGTCGATCAACACCTGCGTGTAGTCGGCGACGTCGGCTCCGGCTTCGACCCGGTCCGCAACCACCGCGGCGACGGCGTCGCCGATGTTGTCGGGCTGCTGGTCCGGGTGCAGGTCGGCAACCTTGGCGGCGGGCAGGATGCCGTCGACCACCATTGCGGTGACCTCGTCGACGGTGGCAGGGACGCCACTGGGGATGAACGGATCTGAATCAATGATGAAGTCGCTCATGCTGGGATGCTCCCTACGGCTGAACCGGGCAATGTGGTGGGCCAAGCGTCACTCGTGACCCAGGTCGCCTGTATGAACCAACCGGGATTAGGTGTGATGCCCCCTCTGTCGGCACTTATATTTCCGGCGGACGACACCTGGAAAAGCCGAATCGCGTTTGCGGGAGCCAAGATTCCCAGTCCGAAGGATCTATCGGGACGGAATCCAGACGGGATTGTCCCAATAGTGTCCGACGATGCGCTTGTGGAATCCAGCCACAGGTTCAGCGAGACAACGTTTCCCACGCGCCGAATGTGGTTGTACCCACCATGGATAGCCCACGAGTTTGCAACCGTGACAGCCGTATCACGCAGACCAGAATCTGAATACGTTTGCTGCCAGCGGGCATTGTTGGCATCCCACTGGAACAGTCTGCGACCCACAGACTCGTCGGTGTAGAACCCGAGGTTGGTGATGGGGGTGCCGGGGAGCGCCCACTGGCCGCCAGCACCCTCCCAGAAACCGAAACCATCGAAGTAATGAACCTCATTCGCCACCGATGACACAATAGCTATGACTGGTTGAGCATGAACGGTCCCAGCGGGGGCAACGCCGGTGACCAACACCCGTGTCCACCCCGAGGTAGTAGTGGTTACGGCGGTGCCTGTAGCGGTGCTGATACCCGACCCACCAGCGTCTCGCCAAACAATCACGGCAAGGGCGCTCCGTGGCGTGGCAGCAGACTTGACATACACCGAAAACGTGTACGTTTGCCCCGCTGTGGCAGGCACGTCATACGTGTATAGACCTGAACTGAGTTGAATCTTGGTGTCATCAGATCCAGTGGAAGTAACGGCGAGAGACTTCGATCCGTACAGCGCCGCATCGGTAGACGCCGACATGGACGCCACGTTCTGGAACCCAACGAATCCGGTCGTGTCCGTTTCGATACTGGCCTGGTTTGCGGTGAGCAGGTTACCGACCGTGGCGGTGTTCACCTTCAACGCCATCGCCGCAGTAGTCAACGGGTTCGCTGTCGGGTCTTCCCAACCGACTTTGGCGACACCTGACCCGGCAGTGTCCACGGTCAGCACATGATTGTCGGTGCCCAACGCGAGCCGTCCGAACGTGTCCGCCGCGGAGCCGACAACCAAGTCGCCAGCAGCATCAGCCACAGTTTTCAACACGGCGTCGTCTGCAATCTGGGCCACCGTGAACGCAGTCGTCGCCACCTGAGTCGTGGACGTGTCGACGGCGGCGGTGGGTGCGGCTGGGACGCCGGTGAACGTAGGCGACGCTAGTGGCGCCTTAGCGGATAGGTCGGTGGTCAGGTTCGTGACCTGTGACTGAGCCACGGTCAAAGCCGACTGAGCCACCCAAGCGGCGTCGTAGTCAGTAGCGGAGGACTTGGACAGCACTGTGCCAGTAGCGCCACCAGCAGGAACGTCGTGGGCAATCGTGTAGCCGACTTCGTCCCACGTGCTCCCATTGAACACGTACATAGATCGGGTCGTCATACGATCACCCAGCCTGTTCCGGTTGAGACGATGGTGACCGCGTCGGACGGTCCGAGGATCTGCGTCAGCGAGCCGTCAATCGTCTGCGTCGAGTAGCCGTCGACGGTGACGGTTCCGGTGCCGGAGTTCTTGACGACGAGTTCCTTCCCCGTCAGACCTGCGGCGGTCGGGAGCGTGATCGTGAGGGTCGCGGTGCAGACGATGAGCCAGTCCGTCGCGGTCGGGGTATAGCCGATAGCGGTCGTGTGGACGGCGGTCGACAGGGTCACCGGAGCCGAGTCACTGTCAACCCAGAAGTCACCTTGCCGCGGGGAGACCGGAGCGGTGGCCTGGTAGGAGATGTACGCCGGCGGGGTCGGTGTCGAATCACTGTCGACCCAGACGTCTCCCGCGTTCGGACTGGTCGGCGCGGTGGCCTGCTCGTAGATCCTCGGCAACGTCACCCAGGACGCGTCGAAGTCGGTCGCCGAGTCTTTGACGAGCAGCTGCGCGATGGTCCCGCCGGGTGGAAGTCCGTCGGCGCCGGCGTCGTCCACCCACGGAAGATCGGCCCACGCCGAGACCCCATCCCCAACTTTGAGCCGATGGGTGTCGGTGGTGACCCCGATCTCGCGTGCGCGCAGCGTCGGCCCGGCGGTGTCCCACTCGTATTCGGTGCCACCGCGTAACCGGATCAGGCTCACGGGGAACCTCCGTCGGGACTGACCGACATACCTAGCCTGACCCGGCTTCGCGGTTCGGCCGTTGCCGTCAGGACGCCACCGGGGGAAGGTGCGAGGTTCACTGTTCCGGGTTCCCTATGACTCGGCTCCGAATACAGTTTCACCTTTGAATAGAGCGCGGCGGTGGCGTGTCCGTCGACGGTGCGGTTGATCCCCAGCGCCACGGTCGCCACCGATGCTGCGCCAGTGACGGCAGCAGTCGCGACCTCGACGTTGTCGACTTCCACCGTCAAGGTGTCGGCGGACCGCGATACCCAGTAGGTGTGCCACTGGGTCGGGTCGATCGGGTTGGCGGACGTCGCCGTGAATATGTTTCCGACCGCGTCGCGGGTCTTCGCAACGACGTGATTCGTACTGTTGATGGCGAGGTAGACGGCGCTGGCTACGTCTCCGGCGGTGCCAGCGATGTCGTGCGCGACGTCGGCCGCCGTGAACTTGGCCCGGACGATCAGCGTCCACCATGCGCTTGATGTGAACGTAGATGTGACCAGGCTACCCGCACTGTCGAAAGTGACCGCCTGGTCTGCAGCGACGTATTCCATCGTCGTATTAGCCGAGGACAGGATTGTGTGGGGGTAGGACGTGTAGGCGGTGCGCTCATTGCCTGACAGGTCACGGCAGTACCGCAGATTCGTGCCGTCGGGGTAGGTGCCACGACCGGACGGATTCGACCAGTCGAAGAACGCCACCGCGAACGTGTCGCCACCAGTGAGGTCGTCGCCGGTGTTCGCCTCCGACCATTCCGCGTCGAGATATGTGTCGCGCTCGGCGTAGTCGATCCCGACCATCGTCCGTACGATCTTCGGACACGCGCCGGCATCATCCTGATACGTCGGCGGTGTCAGTAGCGCCCAGTTGTACTGGTAGGACCCGGATATCCCGCTGTTGTAGAGCGACACGGGATAGGTTCCGTCTTCGGCTGTCAGCGTCCACCGGAAGTCGGCCACTCCGCCGGGGATGGTGATCGTCCACGTCCAGGTACCCGTACACGGATTGTCCTCGCCGAACTGGTCTTCGTTCAGTGACCAGCCGGCCTCCTGATGCAGGTAGACGGTCGACATCAGACGGAACTGACTTCCAGCGCGAACCATCCGGCAGGAATGTACGGCGCCTCATTCGGTCCGACGGAGATCGGCGTCGGCAACGTCACCACGGACTGAATCGCAGAGTTGGTCGTATCCCACACCGCGATATGGGTCACGGTCCACGCGGTCGCGCCACTGTTCGACGCGAAGGTGAGGTCAGTGTTTGTACTGCGCGTCACCGGATCGTTACCGGTGTAGACAGCGAACGCCGTCAGTGGGACCAATAGCCGCGCATAGCCGCTGCCGGCGAGCTCATTTGCGTTCGTCCATTCACCGTCGGTTGCGGTGAGTTCGCCGGTGTGCAGTGACAGGTAGATCCTGTCGTTTGCGTCGTTGAGAGTGTTCCAGGCGAGCATCATCTCTTGTGCGACGGTCGCGCTCACGTCACCCATGCCGTACTCCACATCTCCGCTGCCGGGGTCGTCGGGTGGAACGTCTGGATTAGCCGGATCACCTGTCGGTGGCGCGGGTCCGGCGGGCCGGGACGGGTTCGGTGTCCACCCGTTGCCGCCGTTGCCGCCGTTGCCGCCGCCGGGTCCGGCCTGGTTCGGTGCCCCGCCGCCGGCCTGGTTCGGTGCCCCGCCGCCGGCCATGCCGGAGGCGATCCTCGCGTTGTCAATGATCCTCTGCAGCCGATCCAGCTGCTCCCGGCTGAGCGCGTCGAGTTCGATCGTGTAGTCGACGGCCCCGGTCTGGCCGTTGGCTCGCATCGCGATCGAGATCACGCGGCGATCGGTCTGGCCGTCCTTCGTCGCCACCGAGATCCGGTCCCCGACGTTGAAGTCGGCCCACGGGGTATTGCTCGCATCTGGGTAGTAGGTGACCGTGACGGATTCTGCGGGGATGGCGGCGCGCTGCAGCGTCGCCGTCGCAACCGTGGTCGCCGAGGCGCCTTCGAGTGAGCCGATGTCGAGGTAGGCCTCGATCCGACCATAGGCCGACACGGAAGCGGAGTATTGCCGTGTCGACCAGCCGTCGTCGGAGGCGACCAGGAGCAGGTTGCGGATCGCGACGTCGACCTCTTCAGTCAACTCCTGTACGTGCTCGGCGGCGGTCAACTCCACCGTGGCGGACAGGTCCGTTCCACGGCTGACCCACGCGTCGAGGACGTGGGTCTGCGGGTGCACCCGGATATCGGTTCCGGTGCGGTCGCGCATCGACTGCACGACGGTCCAGTAGGTGTCTCCGACCCCGAAGCTCCAGAAGTAGCGGGTCCAGTCGACCCCGTCGGAATCGACGTCGTCAGTGAACCCGGCAGTGAGGTAATCCGCGGAGACGACGTTACGGGTCTGCGCTTCGTCGAGGAGCGCTCCGAGGACTTCGCCGGCGGTCCAGCCAGGCTCCGACGCGGGGTAGGCGAGCATGTACCAGTTCGGTCCGCCAGTGCGACTGACAACGGTCTCGACCTCGTCGCCTTGCGCGTTCTCCGTCACCCGGACCAGGACCGCGATGACGCCGGCGAATCCGCCACCGTTACGGGTGCGGAGTGCGATGAGATGCTGTCCTGCGTCAAGGGTGAAGTCCGCGACATAGGTCCGGCGGTAGCAGCCGACGTCCCTGACTTTGACGAGCGGTTCCCCGTCGAGGAGGACGTCCACCCGTGACTTGCCGGTGAAGTAGAGGCGGTAGTTCGTGTCGTTGGCGACGACGGTCCACGGGTAGCGCAGGTAGACATCCCCGGCGGGTGCGCCTTGCCATGCCGTAGCCCTATCCCAGACCCACCAGACGTTGCCGTCGGCCGACGTCGGCCAGTTCGTGGGACGGTAGCGGAACGGGTTAGACGGTTGGGTGAAGTCGGATCCGCCGCGCTTCTTTACCCGCGTCGGTGAGCCCCAGTTGAACGCCGAATACCAGGCGCCAGCCTTCGAGCCCCAGTTGAACCAGCGGGTCGACCCGGAGTACGGATGGGTGAACTCGTGGAACAGGACGCTTTCGTCGAGCCATGCGTTCAGACCCGGACCGCTGACAGTCCACGCTTCCGACGCGGCGGCGCCTTCCCCGACGACCGTAGTCGCCTTCTTCGTGATGAACCACGCGGCGACGACATCGGAACCGATCTGCACCTTGACGACGTTCCGGTAGTCGAGCAGATGGGGGTACGCGGCGAGGGTGTCGTTGTCGAACGCCAGCGTGAGCGACCCGCCACCTTGGCCTTCGAGCTCTTCCATTGCGGTGAGGTCGAGGTAGTCGGCGACGAACGCAACGAAGGTCGTTCCGTCGGGTTCGTAGACCTTGACGTCGGCAACGGTCATAGGTACGGGGTCGTGCCGTCGTAGAAGTACGGATCGGCCATGAACACATCGGCGGAGAACCGTAGGCCTTGCATCCCAAGATTGACCGGCTCGAGGCCGCCGGCGAACACTCCATACCCGACAGCGGTCAGCGCGCCGACGGACATAATCCCGGCGCGGGACCGCTTCGTGATCGCCAACTGACTCGACCCCGCACCCCAGAACAGCGCGCGCAGCTGAACCCAGTTCTTCTTGAGTTGAGTCTCGGACGGGTTCGCGCCGGCAGAGTCGCAGTTGAAGACGACCATGTTGAACGTGAGTGTCCGGGAGTCCACGACGCGCTCCCGCCACACCTGACCGCTCTTGTACGGGACGGTGATCGTGTCGCCACGGTACGGCGGGGGAGCTTCGAGCGGGCCGAAGTCCTCGATGGTCCAGCGCAACGTCTGCAGGCTGGTCCCGTTGATCGACCAGTACTCGGAGGTCGTGTTCGTATCGGTCATCGCGCGCTCACGTGCTGCAGTTTGCGGATCGACCTCGGCAGCGAGTCAGAGGCCGACTCGGGCTTCGGATTGTTGATGATGAGTTGTCCGACCTGCACGCCGCTACCGCCGCCGGGTGGCGGTCCGCCCTGGCGCCACGCCTCCAACCGTGCCGGGGAGACCTGCGCGACCTGGCGGCGGGTCAGCACCCATTCGCCGGGGGTCGTCAGGACGGGTGTGGTGTCGCGTGTGCCGGTGCCGGGGATCATCCCACCGGAGGCGAATCCGCCGCCTCCACCGTTGCCGGTCGAACTAGCCTCACCGGGGAGCGTTATCAGGCCTCCGAGCGGTGTGCCGTTGAGGAACTCGATGAAGGCCTTGACCTTGTCCCAGGTGAACTGGATAACCCCGATGACGACCTTCATCGCGCCGGAGATCAGCTGGAACGATGCCACCATGACGCCGGCGAGGATCGGCACGACGTCCTTGAGCGTCGGCCAGATCTCGGCGTCCCAGTAGGCTTTGAAGTCGGTTAGCGTCTTCTTGAGGTCGGTCCAGATCGCAGTCATGCGCTCCCGGAACTTCTCATTGTGATTCCACAGCCACCACACGGCAGCGCCGAGCGCGGCGACAGCAACGACGACGGCGAGGACGATCCACGTGATCGGGTTCGCGAGTAGCGACAGGTTGAGCGCGCCGAACGCGCCGGCCAGACCTCGGATCGCTCCGGCGAGCGCGCCGATGACGCCAAGCTTCGTCAAGACGATGAGCGCCGCCGTGAACTCCTTTACAGGAGCCGGGAGTTTGCTGAACCATTGCCACGCCAGCCCGAGCCACGCGGAGACGCGCTGGAACGCGCTTGCCACCGAACTGACGATGTCTCTAATCGTCGGCCAGTTCTCCCGGATCTTGTCGGCGAAGGTCTTGATCGTCACCGCGAATCCCTGCACCGTCGCCACGACCTGCGGCATGTTCTGCGACAACTGCTGGACCATCCGAACCGCTATGTCCCCTAGCGCCTTCAGCGCTGGCGTAATCGCCAGTGTCAGCGGCGGGATGATCTTGACCAGCGCTTGCTGGATCTGAGTCAGTGCGGGGAACAGCGCCTTCCCGAGGCCGACCTTCGCGCCTTCGGAGGCCATCTTCAGTTCCCGCTGAGCGGCGACGAACTTCTTGATGTTCTCCTGGTCGACCTTCGACAGGGTCATGCCGTACTTCTCGGTCTGCTTCGCGAGTTCCGCGATCCCCTTGCTGCCACGGTTCAGCATCGGCAGCATTTCAGTCCCGGATCGGCCGAACAACTTCAGTGCGAGAGCGGACTTCGCTGCGCCGTTCGGCATCGCCTTGAACTTGTCGGCGACGTCCATCAGGATGTCATTCGTCGGCCGGATCTTGCCGTTCGCGTCCTTCGTCTTGATCCCGAGCGCCTCGAACGCTTTACCGCCGGCGTAGACCTGACGGGACAGTGTCCGCATCCCCATCGCCATAGCGTCAGTCGAGACGCCGCCGAGTTGCGCCGCACCCCGCAGGGTCGACATCTCCTCGATCGTTCCGCCGAGGACCCTTTGCAGACCCATCGACTCGGAGCCGACATCGCGGAACGCCTGCACCGACGCGGTCGCGAACTTCTTGACCCCGACGGCCGCGGCGATCAGTCCTCCGGCGGCGGCGAGTCCGCCGAGTGACTTCGTGAACCCCGACGAGAACGACTTGCCAGTCGTCTTCCCCATCGCGTGACCGGTGGCGGCAGGCTTGACGTCGCGCTCGATGGCCTTAGCGAATCCCTTGGTGCTCGGGATGATCGAAACGTAGGCGGTCCCCACTGATACGGCCATTAGGCGACCCTCACCTTCGAGTTGAGTAGCGCACGTTGCTCGGGAGTCAGCCGCTTCACCGGCTTGACGTCACCGGGTCTCGGCATCAGGTCCGGCGGCTGGAGGCGTTCCTTCGAGTTGACCTGGCGCAACGTCCACGTCAGGACCACGACCGCGTCAAACACGTTCGCAAGGAGTTGCTGATCGAGCGACCACTGTCGCGGGACCGCGTTAGCCGGTGACTCGGTCGCCATCTGCGGCGCCAGTTTCGACATCGTTGCCGACTCCGGCGGTAGCGCGGCGACGAGAACCCCGAGCCGTCGGAGTGTCAGGTCGCCGCGCCACAGGTCCCGCAGGTCGATCCGGTAGAACCGGGCGAGGTCCGCCTCTACCTCGTCCGCGCAGTCGCGCAGCAGCCGGCAGAGGCTGACTATTCCCCCGAGGTCATCCCGTACGCCGAGTGGATCGTTTCGACCAGAACCTCGAGGTCCGCCGGCTTCGGTTTCGCCGCGCGGAACTCCTCGTACTGCTCCGGTCCGAGCATCTGCTCAACTGCGAGCGTGGGACGGTCGCGCTCCCAGTAGTGCAGGAAGTCCATCATCCACGTTTCAGGCGGTGCGATGGTGAACTTCTTGTCTCGCCAGGTGACGGTCTGCGACTCGCTCAGAGCCTCCGACCGGACGGCCTCTACAGACATCAGCTGGTCAGGTCGTTATCGAACAACTTGTTGACAGCAGCGGCGAGCGTGGTGTCGTACAAGGCGGTGATGGTCACCTCGAACTTGGACGCGTCGCCGGACTGCTCGACGACCGCGCCACGATCGGTCACGATGCCACGCGGAATGACGTAGGTCGTGATCGAGTCGTCGCTGGAGTCGATGCAGGAGATCACGAACGACTGAGCGGTCGAGTCCGGCTGACCGATCAGCGCGTGCGACTGGTTGCCGAGCTGGCTCGTCACGGTGGTGCCGTAGTACAGGTTCTGAACTGTCGCGGCGTCAGCCTCCAAGAACGTCAGCTTGAACGTCACGCTGTTCTCGGTGTTGAAGGCGCGGATCGGCTGACCCTGCCAGTTCCGGACCACGTCAGACGAGACGCTGAACGCGACCTCGAGACCGTCCTGGCTGATCTCGCCGCAGTCGACGAACGCGACATTCAGCGAGGAGACCTCGGAGGCCTTGCTCGGCAGGGTCGTGCCGTAGGGAGCGACGTGGCATGTGCCATTCGTCGCGACGTTCACATTGGTTGCACCCATGAGGGAGTAACTCCAATCTGGGGACGATACCCCGTCAGGATGTGCCGGCTGAAGGCTTCAGCAGGACAGTGCAGGTGAGCAGCACACGAGGCGTGTCGCTCAGTTCGTCGGGGAGGAATGATGCGGTGTCCTCCTCGACGTCGCAGACCCCGGCAGCGGTGTCGGGGAGCATCCGCACGATCTCGCGGATCGTGTTCGCCAACGTCCACGCGGGAACCTGGGACGAGTTCGGCTCGCCGGACCAGCACTCGATGTCGATCGCGGCAGAATCCAGCACCCCGTCATTCGACCCGCCGACGCGTTGCACGACCACGAACTCGTCAGGTCGGTCGGTCGGTACGGCGGGGACGACAGTCCCGGCCCACTCGGCAGAGATGCCGTCGATCACGACCTGAGTCGCGTCAAGCCAGACGCGCGAGGTTCGGAAGCTCATGCGTTACCCCCTGCTGCGGCCATGAATGCGGCGCGGCGCTTTTCGTTGGCCTTGGCGATCCTGGCGGCGCGTCTCGCCGGCGCGTTCGCTTTGCGCTTCGCGGCGGCCTTCGCTCGGCGTTCTTCTTTCGCCGCAGCACGAACCGCAGGAGCGGGGTCGGGGACTGCTCGGCGGAGTGCTTCGCGTCCGGCTTTACGTCCGGCGGCGAACGGGTGCTGCACGATGACGACCCCGCGGAACCGCTTGGGTCGGCGCGGCTTGCCTTTGTTCTTCCCGGACTTGGCTGGCTTACCGTCGGTGGTGTCGAACTCGACGCGCATCGCAGCAGTCGGAGTAGTGGACGAGTCCCAGGTGCCGCCGGGTTGCGCGACATTCCACGACGGGAACTTGGTGCTGCCAGTTGCGCCGGCAGCGGCGGAGCGTGCGAGCGATTCGGTGGTCGCGCGGATGACGGCCTTCGTCCCCGGCAGGAGCAGCAGCTCAGCAATCCCGCCGTAGTCCGGCTCGAAGTCCTTCACCCTGTCACGACCCGGAGCGTCGCCTCGTAGTGATGCACAGCCGAACCCGCATAGACCGGCCACGGAGGCCCTTCGACCTCGTAGGTAGTGCCACCATCCACGATGCGGTTAGAGGCGCTCACGGTGGCGCTATTCGTCATTAGCAGCCATTGGGAGACCGAGGCATCCCGGCCGCGTGACTGGTCCTCGGTCCGGGACTGCTGATCCACCCTGCCGGTGATCGTTGAGGATGACCAGACGCTCGGCACGGTCGCGCCGTACGCGTCGGTCGTGGTCGTCTGCGTCTGTAGCGTCAGTGTGCGTAGGAGGCCGGCTGGGATTCCCATCGTCTCGCCTCCTCAACTAGTTCGCGCATCAGGTCCGGGTCACGTCTGGCATCGCGGTAGCGCTTGTCGAGCCAGCGGTTGTTATCCGATGGCCGCCGGCAGTTCGGTGCCTCCGGGTGCCACAGGTGGATCAGCGGACAGATCCGACGCGGGTTGATCTCATTACCCGTCAGGCAGCGAAGCGCGAGGCCGATGCAGTGGTCCTCGCCACCCCATCCGCGGAACCTCGGATCGAACCCGCCGACCATGTCCCACGCCTCGCGGGTGACGACCAGAATCCCGCCGCCGGGTAGAGCCGGGTAGGCCGAGCGTTCCAGCCGTTGCCGGCCAGGCATCCCACGGATCAGCCGGTCAGATGACTCCCGGTCGAGACGTTTCACAACCGAGTGAGGCATGGCCCAGCCACGGATGCCGGCCTGACCGATGGCACGGTCGAGATGTTCCGGTGCGACGAACGAATCGGCGTCGGCGAGGACCAGGACATCCCCGGTCGTCTGATTCGCCACGGGATTGACCGCGGCGCCTTTCGACCACTCCGGAGCTGGGCATTGCGCGAGATGCACCCGGTAGCCCTGCGATTCGTACAGACCTGCGACGTATTGCCGTGCGCGTATCCGGATCGGGTCGTCATCGTGTCCGTGGCCGATGACGACGTCGATCATGGCGCCGGGTCGAAGATCAGGTCAGGGTTCGACTCCGGCTCACCGGACCAGAACCACGTGCGGAACACCTCGTGTAGTGCTTCGTCCCCGCCAGCCTCGTGCAGGTCGGCGTATTGGCGCCAATGCGCGCCAGCCGACTCGGGGAGATCCGTGCGCCGTAGCGCCTCGGCGCCTTGCACGGCCTTCCGGACGAACTGTTCCGGTGACCTGTAAGGGAAGTGACGTGTCACCAACACTCGCCTCGCAGTGCGGCCTGTGAACCTTCCGTAGTCGGCGGCGTGATTCCCCATCTGAATCGTGAGGTTCTCATTCACCCGACAAGCGATCTTCGGCAACCGGACAGGTCGCCGGTTGCGCCACCCCATCGTTGTAATCGGGTTGTCCCCGTCCGGGTCGAGCGCGGTCGGAAGATGGTTGTAGAGCTCGGACTCGACGATGGAGTAGCGGTCGATCTCGTTGAGGCAGTCCGCGATCGTGTCGTGGTGCGGCGAATAGATCCACTCGTCCGCGTCGAAGGGGACGACCCACTCGGCACCCATCGACCTCGCGACGCCGGCGAGATGGGTCATCTTCTCCGACTGCCGGTACGCGGGGTCGGTGTCGGCCAGGAGCGTGATCTGCGACCCGAACGATTCGAGGACGTCGTAGGTGCCGTCCACGGAGAGATTGTCGGCGACGATGACGTGGTCGACCTGGTCAATCATGTGCGCCACGACCGGACCGACGATGTCGACCTCGTCGCGGACCATCGCAATCCCGACGACGCTAATAGCCGACCCCGACCCGTGACGTGCCGATGTGTTCGACCCATTCCCCCGAATCTCGCGATCCCCAGAAGGCGGCGCGCGCGTTCGGCTCGGAGCGGTACAGGTTCACGCCGAACCGTCCTTCCGAGTTGCGGCCCTTCGGCCAGCCATGGGAGGCGATGAAGGAATGCCGGACCAGGTGAGGATTCGTAGTGAAGAAGGCGCGATGTTCCAGCCACTGCGCCTCGGCGTCAGCAGCGTCGGCGTACCAGTCCGGGTGGGACTCGACGATCCCGCCGGCGGCGCGCTCTTCGGCGTTCCACGGTTGACGTCTCAGCGCCATCTGCACGAGGTACGGGTGGCGCCGCATCACCCCGGCCATGTCGGCAAGGTTGACCGGACGCGTGAACACGAAGTCATCTTCAGTCGAGGCGACGTACGGGTTGCGGTCGTGCTCGCGAATCCACTTCCACATTGATCGGTAGGCGCCTGCGAACCCCGAGCGGTGATCGGTCGAGTGAATCGTCCAGCGGTCCCCGAACGTGTCCCAGAGCCAGTCGGTGTAGTCGACATCGCCGGAGTCGTCGTGGATGAGCCGCACTGAGATCGGTCCGGACAGGTTCGTCATGGACTCGATCGCGCGGCTCAGGCAGTCGCGGCGGCCGTCCGTCATCACGACCAGCGAGATCATGCGGCGGCCTTGATCTGCGCCATCAGCTGCCGCGGATTCTTCACGCTTTGGTTGCGCGAGTGCGGCGTCACCCAGGCCCGGTAGACCGCGTCAGGTACGTGCTCGATCACGGCACCCGCACGGGACGCCCTCAGGAAGAGGCAGTAGTCCTCCCACGCCGGCCAGTCCTTGAATCCTCCGAGGTCCATGAACAGATCGCGACGGATCGCGGTTCCGATCACACACGGGTTCATCGTCTCGATGTTCCGGTCGGCGAGGGTCCGCGGTGCGGTAGCTGAATGGTCGGTCACCCATGAGACAGCGGGTGCGCGCAGATCACCGGAGGCGGCGAGGATGGCATCGACGTATCCCGGCGTCAGTTCGTCGTCGGCGTCGAGATGAATGAGCCAGTCGCCGGTCGCCTTCGCAGCTCCCCGATTCCGGGACTCGTGCAACGTCTGCGCGTGGGTGTGGATCACTTCGGAGCATTGACCCAGAGCGGAGGGAAGTGCCCGCGTCATCGCGAGGTTCTTCCACGACGGGTCGCCGTAGGTCGAGATGCAGATGGTCACGTCCACAGGACGCGCCTCGCTCGGAACCGACCCGCCGATGCTCGCATCCGTTCCTGTTGCGCGCGGTAGTTGTCATCCCATTCGGCCTTACCCCACATCGGATGCAGATGCTCGATGACGGCCTCGGGGCAGTGAACGTAGACCCCGCGCTGCCGTGCCGTACCGACACATTCGTCGTCAACGTACTCATGGGCGTAGCCCTCATACAGCGGTCCTGGTTCGCCGTTGATTGTCGGCAGCTGCGCGTACACTCGAGTCATCAGCGTGTGCGTCGAATGACCCTTGGCTGTGCGAGGATTCCCACCATCGTTGGTCCCGACGACCTGGACCGTGTCGGACAGTTTCGACGTGGCAGCCTCAAACCATCCCGGCTTCGGTGCGATGTCGCACGCACCCAGAAGGATCAGCGGGTCGTATGTTGCTCGGACGCCGGCGTTGATCTTGTGCGCGTAGTCCCCGGACCGTCGAGGCCGGAACGTCATCAGGTCCGCCTTGCGACCCTTCAGATCAGACAGAACCTCGTCGTCCCCATCGGTGCACAGCCAGAGCATGTGTGCGTTCGGGGTCGACTTCTGTACTGCTTCGATGAGCGGTCCGATGGTGTGCGCTCGGCCCAACATCGGAACGAGGATCAGCAGGTCAGTGTAGGACCAGGTCACAGGATCGAGATCATCGTCGACGTGTGCGGACGGTAACGGTGAGCGATCTTGACCTCATCCGGGGTCATGGACGCGGCGAACGATGCCGTCCCCAAGCCTGTCCGGTATGAGTAGGCGCCGATCGTTTCCCCGGTCACGCCAGCCGGAGCCGGTGAGGAGATCGCGCGAGCGGCCATCGACGCGACAGCCCAGCGAACATCCTCGGGGACGTCGGTGAATCCGTGGTCCCAGGTGACCTCAACCGTGTCGGTGCGGTACAGGTTCGGACCGTTCAGCACGTACCGCTGATCGTCGACGGAGATCGTCGATATCCCGTCAAACAGCCAGCCGACCAGGGACACCCCGACGGTGCCGTCCGGGTTCACAGCCTTGACCGACGTCACCTCGGTGACAGGCCGCTTCGGCAGGCTCACGGTCGCGCCGGCCACCCGAAGGATCACGGTCGACGTTTCGGCGGTGAAGTCGCACAGCGCCTCGGCGCGGAACTTCGCTGAGGCCTGCGCGAGCATCGCCGCGGCCTGGGACGCGTTGAGGCCGACCGAGTCGAGCCCGAGCAGGTCAGCGACGTCCTCCACAGATGCGAGGTCGGTCATGCCAGGCCCGCCGCTTGCGCGTGAGCCAGCAGTCGAGCATCGGACAGCGCCGACCCGTAGTAGGCGGCGAAGGCGATCTTGCCCTGCCACCCGTATTGTCCGGCCCGGCAATCCCCGAGGAGTAGCCCGACCGTGTCAGGTGTGTCGGCCGAGTCACCGTTATTGCTGACGGACGCGACAGATACCCCATTGCGCCACATCGAACATGTGGCACCGGCTTTGTCCCACCGCGCGGCCAGGAGGTACGGCGTGGTGTTCGACAAGCCAGTGGAACCGTTCGGGCTGTAGTAGCCGGCGCCGTTGGTGTTGTACCAGTAGTTGACGCCGCCGGTAGCGGTCCACAGCCACAGGATTCCCCGACCGGACGAGTTGCGGCCCATCGGGGAATAGGACCCGACGGTCGTCGGATAGACCAGGATTTCGCACGTCCATGACGTCGCGTCCAGCCACGACGCGTACGGGATGGTGACCAGCCCCGCTGTGTAGGAGGCTGACCCGTTGCCGCCGATCGCTGCCGCACCTTGCGTTCCGCCGGAATAGGTGCCGTCACGTCCGTTGCCGGAAGCGTCAAACGCGGTAGCGCCTGACGTTTCCTGCAACGGCCACAACCCACGGGGAGCATCAGTGAGCTGCGCGGACTGCAGTGCCGGCAGCAGCGGCGTGTTGATGACCCGCGGCGGATTACACCCGCCCGCACCCACCACCCCGGCGCGACGGACGCTCACGCCTCATTCCCCCACAAGCCGAAGGAGAACGATGCAGACGACGCGTACACGGTCACCACGTCCGTCGCGGCCAACGTCAGTCCGATTGTGTGCTCGTCGGTCCCATTCGCGGCGAGGCCAACGTCGTAGACGATGTAATGCTTCGCTGCGAGGCTTTCCCCCGCCGGTCGGATAGCGATCCGGTAGGACCCTGCCGCACCAGCCTGGTTGCACACGGCCAGCGTCGACGTAACCGTGGATTTCCCACCGGGCACGGTGTAGAGGGTTGTTGCCGTTGTCGCGCCAGGGTTGACCTGGCCCAGGGTCTTGTACGTCACGTCTACGCTCCCATCAGCAGGAAGATGTCAGATTGTGTGAGGCCACCGGCGGCGGCCGTGCCCCATGTCGGTGTAGTGCCGGATGTGGTCAGGACTTGACCATCCGTGCCGGCAGCCAACTTCGACACGGCAAGCGCAGCATCGGCGGCGACCTTGACGTTGGTCACGGACCCGTCATCCGGCGTGCCGCCACCGCCTCCGCCGGTATCGGGTCGGATACGTGGTGCGGACGGATAGTTCAGCGCCGCAATAACGCCAGGGTCGGCGCTGTCGAGAGTGACGACTTGACCACGCTCGTATTCGGTCCCGTTGATCCGACATCCGAACCACACGCGATAACTGGTAGCAGCCACGGCGGCCTCCTCTCAGATGGGGTGGTGCTCCGGCCCGCGGCGAGCCATGACGTTCGCCGCGGACCGGAGTCGATCAGGTGCCTGGCGTCAGAACCGCGAACGGCGCACGCTCGAGCGCGGACGACTCGACAGCGGTCACCGGATTGGCGACCGAGAAGCCGAGGCGCATCGTCACCCGGAGAGCGACCGAGTCCTGCTGCATCAGGTTCAGGACCACGTTGCCGGCGCCATCGGACACAACGCCCTGGTCGAAGACCTTGAACGAGATGTCCTGACGGATACCGACGATGGCCTTCTGCCAGTCACCGGCGATGAGGCTCGCACTGGTCGTGTCCCACGCGCCATTGGCGACCTCGTTGAGCGGGAACCCGAACAGGCCGCCACCCTGGCCACCCTGCAGATTGGCCTGGTAGATCGGGATGCCGTCCGCGGACCGCAGACCGGCCAACTGCCACTGGAATCCCGGCTTGGAGGCGAACCCGTTCACGCCGTAGCCCTGCTCGGCGAGCAGTTGGCCGATCGCAGCGACATCGGCGGCGAGATCGTCACCGGTGCCGGCCTGCACGGTGTTCCCCACGCCATCGGCGGTCTCGAACACGGAATCCCCGAACGTGGTCGGAGCGCCGGTACCGAAGAGGCAGGCCTGGTCGATGAGGGTGCCGATGGCCTGCCCGAGGAGCGGCTGCACCTCGGCCCAGATCGGAATGCCAGAGTCGGCGATGTACGCCTCGGGGACCGGCACGATGGTGGCGATCTCCTCGGCGACGAGGTCGACGTTGTCCCACTCGGCCGCGGTCGTCTGCTTGAGGCCGGTGTCACCGGACACCCAGTAGGCGGTCGGCAGCACGGACAGGACAGGCTGACGGCTGGTGCCGGCGGCCATCGTGACCCGACGTGCCAGCGACAAGGTCGCGGACGACTTTGTTGCCTCCTGGATCACGGAGGCGATCATCGGCTCCGGGACGAGCGGATCGGTGTTGGTTCCCAGGGTGCCCGTACGGGCGATTGCCGCGTTGTACACGGTCATTGTGGTTCCTTTCGGTTAGCCCATGCGGGCGGGTGGATGCCCGCCTATGCGGGGCTTGGATTAGCGGCTCTGTCGAGCAGCTACGGCGTTGCGAATCCAGTCGTCGGGGGAGGACCCGGACTGATTCGCGGCCGGTACGGCGCCGGACTGCAGCTGCTCCACGGGTCGACCGGGAGGCCGCTGCTGCTCCGGCATCAGTGCGAGCAACTTGTCCGCCGATGCCTCGATCTCCTCCGGCGTCGTGCCGGTGAGGAACTCGGCGGCCTCGGGTTTGAGGCCTTTGGCGGCGGCGATGTCCTTGCGGACGAGTTGTGCCTCTGCGGCGGCGGCTCGTGCTTCCGCTGCGGTGGCACGTTCGGCGGCCTTGTCCAGTTCGGACTTGGAGGCCTCCTCGATGGCGGCCAACTTTTCGGCAGCCTTCGCGTTGGCTTTCGCCTCGGTGCGGTACTTCGCGGACTCGGCGCGCAACTTGGCGACGTAGTCCCGGTCGAAGGTTTCCGGGGTAGCCTCCTGGGCCGGTTCCGGAGTTTCAGGTGCGTCCTGATCGGACATGAGCCCTCCTGGGGCATGAATGACGACCGGACCGTCAGGGTCCGGCAACCGACGGACGTCGGAAGATTGGTTAGGCCTGCTCGGCGGCCTTGGCCGCGGCGTATTCCTCGCGGCGAGCAGCGTTCAGTGCCGTGTTGTCGGCCGCGGCGTAGAGTTCGCGGCGCATCGCGTCGATGTCGCCCCCCGCGCGGGCGTACAGGTCGCGAGATTCGGCGGCCTTGTCATTGCGGTACTCGCCGGTGTCCATCACTGGCTCCGGGGAGCATCCGCAGAGCAGATGAGGCAGGAAACTGGCGGAGTCGATCGACTGGTAGACGGGCCCGCGCGACTCCAGCATTAGGCAGAACGCGCAGGCGTTGGAGGAGGCGACCCGCGCGAACGTCGTCGCCTGCGGATCGCTTTCCGTACTGGCGAGGATTGACTCGGCGCTCGCGCCGGCAACCATCGACTCGGTTTCGGCCAGTGCTGCGGCCTCCGCTCGCTGGTCGCGCAGTTGCTGGACAGCGCGGGAGTAGGCGGCCTCTTTCGACCCGTCCGGGATGATCGCTTTCGCCAGATTCTCGGCGACCACGATCTCGTCGAGTGGTTCGGCGGCGATCGGCACGAACAGCCCCGTCGCGCCTTCGGCCTGGCGAAACTGCATGTAGTAGGACATCGCTGCACGCGACGCCAGTCCGCGACCCTGGTTGATCGTTGCAGTCATCGCGCGAGTCCACGGACCCCACGTGTTCGCGGGATTGTGGCGGTCGAACAGCGGCACCAGCGAGCGCGCCTGCTGCACTGCTGCGATCCGGATGCGTTGCTGCTGCACCCGATGCGCTCGGGTCAGAGCATCACCCTGGCGGGTTATTGCCATCCGTCACCACTTGCAGATCCGGCGGACCCATTAGCGCTGCCAACTGGCCGAGCGGATCGTTGACGATCGCCTCGCCCTTCCACCGCTCCACGTCCTGCTGGGTCACGCCAGGGATGCGCTCCCACAATGCCTGCGGAGGTACGCCGAGCATCGTGACCAACTTGCCGAGCGCGTCCACCGTCGACGCCAGCGAGCGGGCTTCGGTATCGCGCCAGATCACCTGCGCGGACGTGTCCGCCATCGCCTCGGAATCGCCGGCGACGAACTCGGACAGTCGCAGCGTCTGCTCCCACGCCTCCCCGAAGAGAGACTTGCGTTCGGCGACCTTGCGCGACTGCTGCACTTCCAGCGATGCCAACGCTTCGGCTGAGAGGTTCGCGATCGTCGCGCCGCCGAGATGGTGCGGCGGCACCTGGGCGATGGTCGCCATGATGCGCAGCACGGACTGGCGAGCGTCGACGTAGCCGTTGAGATCGGCGGAGTTGAAATCGCCGAACCTGGTATCGGGTGACTCGCCGATGAACAGCTTGTCCACTCCGGACTTGAACGGCTCGACCGGACGTCCGGCAGAGTCGCGCTCCAGTTCGAACCCGGTTACCCACTTCTGCCGGAAAGCGGCGAACTGCGCCGCCATCCCCAGCCCGAACGTGAGCGAGTTGGCTTGACCCTGCAGCGGGATGAGAGGTTCGATCTCGCCGCGAGGATCGTCGTCGAGCGTGTACTGGTTGACGAACCTCACCACGGGAGTCCAGGGAACCCCGTGGACCTGGGACCCCATGAACTCCGGAGTGCTGTCGACGTTCTTCGCAGTGAACAGGTACCGCTCGTACGGTGCGACGACGACCAACTCCAGGGCGTCGCCTGCCTCGCGGACGATCAGCGCATACTCGGGCCATTCGTCATTGACGGCGTCCTGATAGACGCACGTCATGTCACGCGGGGAGAACGGCGACCAGGCCGGTCCCTGATCACCAGGAGTGACCATCACGTAGGCCGCGCCATACGTCAGCGCCGCCCGGTGAACTCCGGTCTGCCGGGCGTCCATCCGATTCGCCTGCCACTGATCCCACGCCGGCGCGTTCTCCTCGGACTGCTTCGCACGATACCCGTCGACGTAGAGGCTCTGCGCGATCGTGTCCACGACCAGCGGAAGCACGTTGACCCGCGACTGGCGCACGATCTGGCGGAACTCCACCGCGGCGTCACGTGGCACGTACTGCGGGTCGATCTCGCCCTCGACGTAGTCGTGAATCAGGTCCAGGGATCGGTATTCGGAGTTCCGGACCTTGAGCAGGCCTGCGGCGATAGTGTTCGCCTCTTCGGGGTCGATCAACACCTACGGCCCCTCTCAGAAGGAATAGACGCGCCCCGGTTGGCGGCGCTTCGGTTCAGGTTTCGCCCGTGCTTGCTCGGCAAGTACCAATCGGCGCACCATGCGGACTCCGATCACACATACGGCGGCGTCGATCTTGTGAGGAGACCCGCGCGATTCCTTGCCGATCGAGACTCCGTGCCGATTCGGTCGCCGGCGAGCGTTTGACACGTGACGCGCGACTCGGGAATCCCCGTCATGGGTGAACTGCTGATCCGCGATCTCGGCCTCGGTCAGTTCGGCGGCTTTCGTGAACTCCATAACGTGCCCGCGCATGTCCCAGGCGATCGGTTGCGGGTCACGGCTAGATCCGGACTCGGCCCAGACCGTCATCCGGTCGCCGTACTCGGCCGGCCAGGAGACCTTGGCGAACGATTCCCACTCGCGGACGTCGGCGAAGAATCCGACGACAGTCCAGCGGGCCATCGCCCACGACACGGCAGCATCGACCTCGGTCGCAGAGACGATCTCGTCCTGGCCGGGTTCCCATACGCCGATGGTGAAGACATGCCCATCCGACATCCGGCAGCCGATCAGTGCCGTGGCGTCGCTGGACTTCGATCCGTCGAAGAACATCACGATCTCTTCACCATCGGCCACGGTCACGCTCGGGTCAGCGCACGCGCCCCACAGTTGCGGGGTCGTCCACGCGTCCACGGCAGCGGTCGGTTGGTTCAGGTAGAACCGGCGCGAAACGTCCGGCTTCGTGCGCGGGTCCCAGATGCGGTCGCGGATCACGGTCTGATCGACCCACGAACAATCCCCGTAGACCCATTCCAGCGCGGCCATCAGCGACGCCTCGTCAGTTAGGTCCGTATCCGGTGGCGCGATCAGCGCGTCGTACAGAATCCGACCCTCACCACGCGTGCGGCCTTCCTGCTGCGCAACCCACGCGTCCCATTCGGACTCAGCCACCGACCCGATGCCGGGTTCCCACGCGTTCGCGGTCGACAGCATCCGAGACCCGGACTTCGCCAGGTTGCGGTCAAGGACGTCGGCCAGGTCGGTGCCGCCGTTGTTCGGCAGCCAATGCTCGACCTCGTCGCCAACTACGAACGATGATTCCGAACCCTCCGCCGCAGTAGCGGAGGACGTGATGACGTGCAACTCGCCGCCGGTGTCGAGTTTGTAGTAGATCGTCTTGCCTGGGTCCAGTGAATGCTCGGTGACGACGCGAGAGCCTTTCGGCGCCATCGCCCGGACCATCCGCATCGTGTTAGCGGTTTGAGATTCGGCAGTCGCCGCAACCTCCACGAGGGGAAGGTGGACCGGCTCAGCAATGACTCGGTCCCCGTCAATGTCCTTCACCCGGCACGGGCCGGCGAACTCGATGAGCGACATCACTGCGGCGAACGGCGACTTGCCCGAGCCCTTCGCCAATCTCCTGACGCCGTGGTTGTACAGCCACCGACCGTCAGGGTCGACCGCATACCACCACAGCAGGAATCGGGCCTGCCGTTTCGTCGGCAGCCATGACTGCTTGGCGCGCAGACCGTTCGGCTGGACAAGGAACTCCGCAGCCCACGCGAGCGCCGCCGGCGCCAACGTCAGGCGAGGACGACCGGGTGGGAGTGTGTCAAGCGCCAGCGACGGCGAGAGCGATGATGTCTGCGACATCGTCACGAGCCTTCACTGCAGGATCGGCCACCTGGGCATCCCGTAGAAGTTCCAGCCGCATCCGGCGACGTTGGCCCTCGGTGGTCAACAGATCCCGAGACGCGCTCATGATCGCCCCGACGAGTGCCGCGTTCGGCTTCTCGTCGTACAGGCAGCGCGACATCTCCGAGGCGAGGAAGTGCGCGGTGAACCAGTCGGACGGTTCGTAGAACTGGGACTGTCCCGACTTCGCGAGCGAGTTGAACCAGCCGCGAGCGGTCGGATGCCAGTCCTTGTCCGCGCGTGGCTTGCGCACGACTGCGGCAGTTGGTGCCTGCTCGAAGCCTTCACGCTTGCGCATGTTGCGTCGCTGGCTTGTGTGTTTCGGGATGGGACCGGGTGGCATGGCGACCTCCAGGGTCAACTGCCGAGCCCCTCCTGGGGGCCGGATGGTCGGATCATGTAGCGGATTTCCGTGGCT